ATGACGTAGTCGTGGGTAGCCACAGGCTAGGCCGGTGATTGTGCTTCCATTCTACACCCCACGTCCATAGCCAACAGCCGTGTAGGTGAAGTTACGATCAATGGCCGTACCAGCGGTGTTGCGGAAAGTCACCGTAAAACCGGTGCCAGTCACCGAAGAAATTACAAAGTAATCACCTGTTGCCATGTTTTGCGCCGTGATGCCGATGCTTGGCAGCACCGTATTACCAGCAGTGTAAAACGGCTTTTCAAACGTCACGGCCTTTGCCGCAGCACCACTGGCGATGGTTGCAGTGCTTTGATCGGTGCGTTGCTGAAAGCTAGCCTCATAGCCCAAGCCATCAATGAGGATGTTCTGGGATGTGTTGCTTGAAAGCAGATCAGCGCGGAATTGGAATGCACGGCCATTGAATGTACCGCTGACAAATTGCTGCCATGCCGACCATGTTGGTGTGCCGCTGGGGTTATCGTTAGTCGCACGCATGTACATCTGCGCATTCACCTGATCGATTACACCGCCATCAAAATCAGTCCAGAAATCAATCTCCTCTAGCCTAGAATCAATGAGGTTACTTGGGTAAAATCCTCTAGTGACAAAATACCGCTCAAGGTCAACTGCATAGGCAGCGCCAAAATCCAAGGTATTAGCAAAGTTATATGAGCCTGATGACGCTACATCACCAAGCCAGTTGAATGATGGGATGGTATCAAAATTAGCTATTGAATCAAGCAATGACGTGCCGTCAAGGCATAGGGCATCAAAGTCATCGCTGTAAAATACGTTTGTTTTTGTTCCTTGAAATGGTGGTACGTCCTGATCTTCACGGCGTACTGTGGCCGGGTAATAGCCCAGTGCATCAGGGAAATCAACAATAACGCTTGTTTCAGTTGCTGATTGCCTGCCGCCGTCATCCTCAAACTTAACCAGAATTTCACCTTCAACTAATGGCACAATTGCTTCTGTTGCAGCGCCAGCCTTTGCTGGAATCAAGTCAACGGAATCACTCCATGTTGCAGCGCCTGTAGTAAGGCTGCTATGGCGAATGTGAACAGTGCCGCCAACTGCTACGTCAAGATCAACAGTTTGTGCCCATCGAAGGCGTGCACTATTTGCGCTAACTGGTTCAATGGTTAAATCCTGGACATTGCCAGGTAATGCCGTCTTGCCAACAATGTTAAATGCAGCGGCAGCGATAACACTTGCTTTGCCAAGATTATTGATTGACTGGATTTGAACCTGTAAATTGCCAGCGATCAAGCTATTGATCCGTGCTGATGGCGATGTGGTTGATACAGTTACCCAGTTGTTGTCATTTAATTTATATTGAAGCCGAAATGTACTAACTTGTTTTGGCGCAATCCAGCTAAGGTCAAGCGCAGTTAGGACGCTATTGCCATCTTGATATAGGTGCTCAACACCTTGGATACTGCTGACCGGATCCGGTTGTGCTGAAAGATTGGTAATATCACGTGGTTTAATGATTAAATCATTTTCAATTGCATCGTAAATTGTTGCGTTGTAGGCTAACGCTGTAATGCCAAACATGCCTGGATCAGTTTCCGTGACAGAAATAACACGGAATGTTTGCAGTTCAATATCTGTTGTTTCAATTACCCACATCGCTTGAGCATTTGGTGCAGCGCTAAAGGCATTACCAAGTGTGATAGTTGTGCCAGAAATGCTCTGAATTGGCCTTGTTTCAGCCAAACCAGATGGAAGCATTGCCGTTAGTGTTGCATTGTTTGCAACTACAACTGATAAATCTTCATTGCTATCAATGACCACTGATGAGGTTGTTGCGCTATGAATACGTCCACCACGGCGCGAGCCAGCTTTCATTGGGTCTGCAATACTGATCACCATACCAGGACGTAAGATGATGCCGCTTTCAATGGAAACCGCAAACGAAACCGTTTCAGTTAGATTTTGTTCAGTTAGCAACGTCCACAATCCAGCACGCCTAGCCTGTCCTTGGCTATAGCAGCCAAGTAATTTGACATCACGATTAATCAAGCCATATTTGCCAATTGCTACTGCGTCTTCGACATATTCAAATTCAACTTCGCCAAGATTATCGTAGGTCTGGTATCCTACGGTTGCAGTTGTTGCACGCACTTTTTGTGACGTGCCGGAATAATTAAAAATACCTTCGGAAACGTTAGCTGCTGTAATAATATATTGCGGATCAGATGGCTTGTCTTGATTGACTACCAGCGTTCCAACGCCATAATATGCAATGCCGCGAAATAGTACTGTAAATTCTTGAATGACGTTGTAAACCTCATCCCTGCTATTCAGTAAAAGATTGCATTGGAAGCGTGGCTCCTGGCTGCCTTTGCCATCATTTACCAATTCATTGCAATACTGACTAATCGAGTAGAAATCATATCGATCCAAACTGCTTGCCGGAATGGCGGCGCCGTAGCGCGTGTTGGTCAGCAAATCCCATAGGCACCATGCTGGATCTGCGCACCATGTAGCAGCGCCAAATGTGCCATCCCAGACGCCAGAATAAGTGACACGGCCAAGATAATTGGTAGTATCAACAGTTGCATTACTTGGTAGTTGTACTTTAATACCACGGATCAGATATTTGCGTGATGGGATATTATTAAATTGTCTTGAGTCAAAGCGCAATCCAACCAGTGCTGTGTTGGGATAACGAAATTTTTCGTCAATGATTTCTGTATAGCTGTACCAGTAGGTGAGGTTTTGATTTCGTGCGCTTCCAGAATCCGCCGAATCGCGCACAACGCGCACATCAACCGGGAACGCGCCAGTCAATGAGATAATGTAATCGCGCTGATACCTATTGGTCGTCTTGCCGCTAATAGTGTCACTTATGACGGTAATAAAACCGCCAGAATTATACTGCACTTGAATAGAAATACTGACATTGTTTCCGATAATATCCCCATCGTCTTCAATAATTTGCAGAGCAGGCACTTGAACTGTGACGCGCACACGATCAACGTCAGTGTCTGTAATTGAACGGGTGACAGGCACACCATATTTTGCTTCTACATTAACAGCTTTTTCAGATTCAATGCCACCAGATAAGTTGGTAATTGCCGATTGCGCTTGCGTGCCATTACGCGTTGCAATTGTGTAGCCAGTAAAATTATCGTCTCCGCTGCTACTTTGTACTGGTGTGCCATCTAGATAAATGCTGTTGTATCCATTATCAAGGCCAGCAATTTCACCTTCACTAAGCAAATCTAGTACATTTGCATATTGTACGGATTGCAGCGAATCATCCTGTTCTGTTGGTGTATGCGCTTGGCCACCGCCACCACCACCGCCACCTTTGCCACCGCCGCCACTACCACCGCCGCCGCCGCCAGAACCCTGGATAAATTCAATCATGATTGATCCACATCAAGGCCACTGCTAATTACGGCAGATCCGACGTATGCTCGACCGTAGCAAACTGGAACTGGCATTCCCTGTTGAGTGGTATTGACAATACCAGAAAAACTGGATGATTCAAGCCGTGCTGCTTCCCTGCCACGCTCCAGGCTAGAGAATGTTGGTGTTGGTGATAGCATTTGCGCAACGCCGCCCAAAATAAGGCTGGCGCCAATACCGCTAATTGCTGTTCCAAGTGTTGTCAGTAATCCCATCGTGCCAGATGTTGCGGCAGCACCAAGTAAGCCTGTTGTACCAAATAAGCCAGCACCAGGCAAGATGAAAGACAACGCAATCAATCCGATACCAGCAAATATCGAACCTGTACTGCCCCCGGCACCAGCCACAACTGGCGTGATACTAAATACCTCGCGTTCACTCCATGGCATTAGTAAGGTGCCAGCATCAGATTCACCGATTTGTTCCTTTCCGATTGTTACCCGATAGCCAACGCCATTCTGCTCGCTATCAATCAGCCACTTGTCAAGGCCAGGAAAATTAACACACAATGCCTTGATTGCTTGGGCAGGCGTATCAGCCTCGAACTGAAAGCGGCATTGCCCTAGCCGTTTGCGTAGGGCGCCGTAGACCTTAACGACTTTCATGCCGCAAGACCATGGCAGTGTTCTTTACATAATAGCTTCCAAATACGTCACGACTGCTTAGGCGGCCTTGGATGTGATGCAAGATCTGCTGATCGCCAATGTAGATAGCGGCATGATTTGGCAAGTTTGATCCAAGTTGCATCAGCAAGGCGTCGCCATATTGCAACTCTTCAAACGGAATTTTGTGGAATCCTTCGCGGTGAAAATTGTCTGCGTATAGGTTCTCACCGCGTTCCCAGAACAGGTCACGGCGTTCGTAATCATTGAGTTGTAAGCCAAACTCTTTGCCGTACCAATCACGGCATAACGTGTAGCAGTCCACTACGCCAAACACAAATTCGCGGCCAACGTATGGCAGCTCAAAACCACTTGGCTTGCAGTAGCCCCAGCCTTCCGTCTTGGGATTGACAATAAACCATGGAAGGCCTGACTTTTCACATGCCACACGATCTGCATCTGATGGCGCTGGGTTGGTCGATGGGTGGCTGTGGACAATAGCAACGATCTCGCCTTTATCTTCTATTGCTGCGTAGTCTTTACCACTTAGTACAAAATGCTCATCTGGTGTCTCGGCAATGTTACGGCATGGGAAGTACCTTCGGCGACCTTTGATAACTGCAATTAGACCACAGCATTCCCGTGGATCTTCGCTTTGAGCGTGTTCTAAAATTTGAACTTTAATTGTATCCGTTAGTTTCATTGCACCAATCCAGCTCCAGGGAAACTACCAAAGGGAAGTTCAGCAGTAGCGCCAAAGCGTAGTTTGCACGATGAAATTCGCTTGCCGCATACGTCTTGACTTAGCGTTCCAACTACTTGGTCTTGATCATTCCAATAATTTGAACCAGTATATCCGCATTCACCGCTACGATATTGCCATTGGCAAACATTGGCGATAATTTGACGGCGTGGCAGCATTACGCCAGCAAGGTCAAATTTACTGGCAAGTTCAAATTCAACAACTGACCGGTTTTCGCTTGATTTGCGATCAACGTACCAAACTTCATCTGGAAATTTAGCGTGCGGATCGGCGCTTGTTTGACCGTCAAGATATTTTTTTAATGTACGAATGCGTGTTACCTTGGCGCCACCCAAGTCATTGCCTGCTGTAACTAAATTAACGCTAAGCAGAATTGCTGTGATGCTGCTACCAACATTGCTTACAGTAAGTTTAGGCCTTGGAAGGCTGCCGGTACTTGAGTAATCAAAGCCAGTTGCTTCAATAGGCAGCCTTGCGTATGTTTGGCTATTCCATACGATATTACCAGTCACAGAAGCATTGACACCATTGTGGAAATAGTAGATGTCACTATTGCCGTGTAATGTGCTATCTAATTGCAGTTGAAACAATTCAATAATAGCGTTTGGTGTTAAAACGCTTAGATCTTCATAAACTGCACTAATTGCCGTCCATGTAACGCTACCGTCAACAGTAGTACTATCAATCAGCGTTGGCCATACCGGTTGCGTAGCGCCTGACGTGCCCGCCGTGGTGCATTGAAACACCAGGCCAAAGTCCTGCACCGTAGTGGCGCGGACAATGGTGCCAACGGCATAGCTGGTAGTAGCGGCCCAGGCTGTATATGCCATTAGGGTTCAAATACCTGCACAAATGTAGCCTGAAGTGTTGCGCGGTTTAGATATGGGATAGATTTGCTCCATTCCGCGCATATGTATTTACCGCTGCTTGCCTCTGCTGGTGGTGTCCAGTCGAATGATTCTTGTGCAGCGCGTGCATCAAGGAATGTTTCAATCGTATCTGCATCGGTTTCCGATACCTCCCATGTAAGGCTCCAGCTTTTGGGGTTTTGGTTCAAACCAAAGACAGCACGCATTTCATAGCCATCGCCGTACTGGACCTTCGTTACCTTAGGCTGGCTGCTCTTCTGGGCGCCGTATGTAGGTGTGATGCTAGGGAAGGTTGCCATTAGCGTCTGGTGGTGGCCAGAAGGCCGCCAGGGCGTTGCTGTTTGACCAATTCTGCCTGTACAGCAGCCGATATGGCAACACCAAGCTGGCGACTTTGCGATTGGTCGCCTTGAACACTGGAGTTGCTTGCATCGACGTTAACCACAACGCTGGTGCCGCCGCCGCCTAAGGCGTTGTTAGGGATAATGCTGCCGCCCCTGGAAGGCATGAATAGCTCTGGACCGCGCTCGCCTACTAGATACGGGCTGCCGGCGCTCACAGGGCCTCCTAGGGCCCTTGGCTTGAATAGACCACCAAGTAAGCCCCCGCCAGTACCGGTGCCGCTCATCGCACCAAACAATGCCATGTTAACCGCTACATCAAGAATCTTATTTGCAATGTTATTTAATACATTAGCAGCAACTTCACCTAAGCTCTTAGTGCCATTGACTGCACCTTGGATTGCATCAACAATGCCAGACTTAATTGACATACCAATGTCAGAATAAACTGCTTTTAGTTGTTCCATTTGTGTTAATTGTTTCTGCAATGCTTGATTTTTAGTAACAACTGCTTCAACATCGCGCAATTGCAATGTGGGATTATCGCGCATAATTTGTTGAATTAACAAGCGTTTTTGATATTCAAGTTCTGTCCCATTAAGTTTTGCTTGCATAAGATCATTTTCTTGAATCGTTGGCCTAATTGCCGCTTCCGCCTGCTTTGCTACTGCAATTTGATTTAAGATAAGTTGCTGCTGTGTATCACGTTGCGCAATAGTTGCATCTTGCATTAAAGATACAATTTTGCGTTGTTTTTCCAGTGGTGTAATTTTATCATATTCAAGTTTTGCAGCAGATGCACTAATCTGGGCTAATTTTTTTTGTCCTTCCAGTCTTATTGCTGTTTCTTTATCATTTCGCAGATTGGCTTCAAATATCTTATTATCAATTCCATAAATTTGCTTTTTAAGATCAAATTCAATTGCAATATCACCAAGTGAGTTTTTAAGGCGCAATGCTTCGGCTGCTGCTCTTTTTGCAGCGGCTTCACCTGATTTATCCTTTTTAGGTGCTTCTGCTAGCAATGCTGGCACACCCGTTGGTTTAACAACGCTAGCTCTAGCCGCATTCAATTGTTTTTGTGCATCTAAATTTTGATTGATTTTTTGAAAAATTACACCTTGCAATTTTTTCGCTCGTTCTCCATTTGGATCACTTGCATTAATGCGTTGAAGAGTTGCTTGGTAATTTGCAAGCGCTTGTAAATTCTGTTGAATGCCAGCTTTGTTTTTTTGATTGCTGATTTGACCAAGGCCTTTAGCAACACGATCAATTCCATCAGATGTTGCTCCAAGGCTAATAGCTGCATTCGCGCCAGCAAGATTTCTTGTAATTCCACCGCCACGTCCAGCCGCCAATACTGCATTTATTGCATCAAGTGTTTGTATTGCTTGGGTTAAGATTGCTTTTAATGCTGGCGCTAAAACTGTGCCGATAGTTCTAGCAAGTTGCTCTATACCATCCGTAAGAGTGCTGAACTTGCCTTGTAGTGTTTCACTTTGTGCAATAGCACCATTGGCGTACTTGCCACCAGCATCTGTAAGCCGTTCAATTGCGACTTGAACAGCTTCTGCGCTGATACGGCCTTTGCTTAGTGCTTTTTGAAATTCTTCTCCAGTTAGCCCATACATCTTTCGCAATTCTTCTTGCAGCGCAATACCACGCTCTTGAAATTGCAGTAGTTCTTCACCTTGTAACCGGCCTTTGGCTTGAACTTGACCGTATGCAGTCACCAGGCCCTGTAGTTCAGCACCGGTAGCGCCAGAAACATCGGCTAGGCGTCTAGTGGTTTCGACAACCTTGTTACTTTCAACGCCAAACGCATTTAATCTTTTGGCGGCATCAATAAGTTCGGTGCTGGTAAATGGTGTTACCGAACCAAGCTGTTGCAGTTCTTGAATGATAGATTTAGCTTGTTGGACGCTACCAGTAAGAACCTGAAGACTTTTTGTTTGTGTTTCAAGTTCTGCTGTTTTAGCAAAAACAAATTTCAATGCTGAAACAGCGGTAAATGCGCCAACTAATCCAGTAACTGCATTTTTTATTCCATTGACCGCGCTTTCTGTTGTTTTAGATGCTGCGCTTACATCACGCAACCCTCTTACAGCACCTTGGCTGTTTACCTGAATATCGAGAACTGAAACAGCCACTACTAGACCGACCTTTCCGCCAGTCTAGCGGCGCTGCTTTGCCTTATCCATTTCTTCGCGTTCACGCTTGCCTTTCAGCTCATAATATGCGGCGAAATGGATAAACTCAGCATCGGTAAGTTCTTGCCGAAGCCGGCTTACGGTCATGCCTAACTCAGTGGCTAGAAACATTTCAAAGTAAAGCCAGCTATCGGCCTCTAGTCGTTTTTTGCTTCGTCCAGCGATTCAGCCGCACCAAGCCCAAACAAGAACAACTCAAGTTCGTTTAGCACTGATTCAGGTAGCTCGCGCTGGAGCTTAACGGCATCAGCCGCCGCAAATGCCTTGGTGCCATCTTCCAGCTCCGCCATATGACATAGCATCTGGGTGCTGATGTCTAGTGCCTCTTCGCTGGTCGCTAGGGCAGTAGCACGTTTGCGATCAGCGCGGGTGATCGGCTTGAAATACAACGACAGCACAATGCTGCCATCTTCTTTCTTGATATTAAACCGGCGGCGCTGGTTGAGATCAAAAGCCCCGGCGAGCAAGTCAACGGGGCGGGTTATGGCAGGCATTAGATCGATGTCGTGATGGCGCCATTCATGGTGAAGTTAATTGTCACCATTTCAAGCTCGCCTACTGTAGCACCATAGTCAGTAGAAGTAATCACGATGCTGCCGGTGATTTTTTTGCCGCCGGTTTCATCAAGATACAACTCAACAAAGGCATTGCCTTCATCAGTAGCGGTGTTGACATCCCTGATTAGATCCAGCTTATCACCAGCGCTAGGTGCATCGTACATCACCTCCATACTGCCACTACCGGCGATTAGGCCGCCGACGTTAGCCTTGTAGGTAGCACCTTGGGCAGTGGTCTCTAGGACGTCCTTCTCGACGGTCATAGACCATGAACGCACGGCAGCAATTTCGGAGATGCCGCCGCTGCTGTCCTTATCAAAAAAGATCGTACCTTGTTCGCCGCGATAAAAAGCCATGATTAAATGGTTGAGGTGGTAATGGTGCCGGTGGTCACAAAGTTACAGGTAATAATCTCCAGCTCGCCCACGGTAGCACCATAATCCGCTGAGGTAATCAAACCAGCAAAGCTGATCTTTTTTGTGCCAGTGGTATCAAGGAATAGCTCAAAGGTTGCTACTCCTTGATCAGTTGCGGTATTTGCAGCCGTAATAAATGTTTTAGTTTCATCAGCGCTGCTTGCAGTGTACATCAATTCAACACTGCCACTACCAGCAATCAATCCGCCGATATTGGATTTGTAGGTGGCGCCAAGCGCGGTGGTTTCCAGCACATCCTTTTCAATGGTCATCGACCATGAACGTGTAGAGGCAATGGTGGTGTTAGCAGAGCCGGCATCGTCAAACTTGACGGAACCTTGCTCACCGCGATAGAAAGCCATGGCTAGAGATCCTCGAAGGTTTCAAAGGTCATGCGGACCTGGGATTGAAAGTACCCTTCGGGAGACGGCGTAGCCACCACCTCTGGGCCTGTTGGGGGATCAAAGCGAACCCCCGATGTATTGATTCTAACGTACAAATCCCGGATTCTCTTTGCAACAGTGAAGTTAGCGCCTGGACCGACGCCTTTGGCTGAAAAGATGTTGATTACCGCAACACCGATTACGCTATTGCTAGCACCTGCGCCAGTACCCATCGTGACGTAATTGTTGTTGCCAAAGCTGACTAGGCATTGCACCCATGTGCTACTAGGTGTTGGAGTATATGCCATGTTGTGAAACACAACAGGTATCACTGGCGCTGTAGCTAGTTCAGTTGCTAGGCGCCCTTCGATTACAGCACGAATTGCATTGAGATCAAGCGCAGCCATTAGGATTGCCTCCCGATTTGATCCGCCCGTTGCCTAGCGCGGTTTGCCATTTGCCTTGCGATCAACTCCACCCACCCAGCCGGCGCCTGTGTGCTGTGGCCATTACCTAAGCGTTCTGCATATGGCAGCGTGTTATGGATGTGATAGGAATTGCCAACGCGCTCGGTATCGGGTCTGTAGTTGATGCCTACTGCCAAGCCTGGTATGGGGGTTTTCGGTGGTGATGTTTGGCCAATAAATGCACCCGTAGATTTTGATTGCGGCCCTGCATCATAGTTGCCAGTTGTATTTTCACCTACCACCCAGCTCATGCGAAATCGCCCGGTATCAACTGGGCTTTGCATCTTTAGCTCTAGGTCGGTCTCTAATACCACAATGCGCAGCAACTTATCAACTTGCTCTTCGCTGAACTTACCAAAATCACTTAGCCTGATGATTTGCGCCATGTTAAGCCCTCAGTACCAGTTCATAGGTAATCGACTGGTTATCTTGCTCAATTGTTTGTACGTTAATGATCTGATGCGAAATGGTGCTGATGATAACTCGATCAGCGGTGCTAGGTGTAATAGCTAGATCAGTTGCAGCAATAAACAGCCTCTTATCACCAGCTTGGATCAGTTCATTTACTTCACGTGCCTTGACGTCTTGCAATACACCGCGCAAGCTGTAATCAGTTGTTGTTTCCGTAATTGCACCCGTGCTGGCATTGTAGGCGCCGCCGCTGACACGTCTATAGGTCAATGCGCCGCCAAACTTCTCCATTAGCTTGGAGGCAGTCTTTTGCAGCGAGGATGCAAGGGCCATTAAATCTTGTATGCAGCAATCTTGCCTGATGCCAATGTGACACTTGTAAATACAGCCTCGACAGACTGGCCGGCCTTCAGTGGCACACTGGTAAATGCGTTGCCAGTCTGGTTCATGATCACGGCGCTAGCGATCACTGAATCCTCGAAAGCAACCAGCTCAGAAAAGCGACCCGTGTGGGCTGCCGTATCGCTGATGTACTCAAACCCGATGGCGTATTCGGAAGACATGATCAGCTCCTGCGGATTGAGATGTTGCCTGGTCCACTGATTCTAAGGCCTGTAAGATAGCGTTCCATCATTGGCGGCACTTTATCGGCGCCAGCCTGCGGGCTGCTGGTATTCATCGTGACGCTAATCGGTCCGATGCTGACGCTGTTATAGTCTTCAAGGCCACTAAGCCCAAGGCTATCGGTATTGTTATTCAAGAAGACAGCCAGCACGGCCTGCGCTTGCTTGATCTGCGTTGGGATTTCGGTATCAGTGAAATAATCAGTTGTGATACGAAATGGAAAGCCAACGGCGTATGTATTGATGTAGGTATCCGGCTTGCGTACACCAGTACGCGGCCATTGCAGTGCTTGAGTATCAGTAGCGCGGGCACCAAGAAACCGCTCGCGGTCTAGCCTTTGCGTTGCGGTGTATAATGCACGATTTTTTGCGTCGGTGGTTGCTGATGCCCATGCTGTCACATCAGCATCTAATACCAAGCCATCAATAATGGCCTGTGCATCAGCTAGCGTCTGGTACGTGTTTGACGTGCTTCCGCCGACTGTTGCGATTAGGGTGATCGCCATTATTTGGTTCTGGTGTTGGATCTATCTTAGCTGGCTTCGGCGTAGAAAAAGAGGCCACATCCGAAGATGCAGCCTCACGTTCACGCAGTCGCCGGAAGGCGAACAGTCCCATTAGGCAACAGCGGATCCAGTAGAGCCAAGGCCATAAAGGGTAATGGCCTGCGAACCGGCAGTGACGTTTGCCACGTATCCAATGAACTCCTTGGAGGCGTTCTGAGCCACAGTGGCAACACCTGAAACCGTAACGCCAGTACCACCAGCAACGGTAATGGTAATAGCAGTAGCAGCAGCATTCAGTACCACAACACGGAAGGAAGTACCGACAGCACAATCACCGCCAATGGCAGAGATGATGTTGGCAGCAGTATCAGTGGTGTAGGTAGCGGTGCTGGTGGGGATGCCACGCACAATCGAGTTATACGATTGCGCAGCGGTCAATGTGGCAGTGTTGGTAACATTTGCCAAGGTGCTAGTACCAGGCAGCAAGCCGCCGGGAATATCACCAAGTTCAAAGATAGAAGCCATGGTTAATTACCTCAATCGAAGTTGGAAGTGTTGGACGAACGCACGATACCAATGTTCTTGGTTTCGTACACTTTGGTCCAGTTGCCGATGGTCTCCAACTGAGCGCGGGTTGGGTTAGTGGTAGTCACCGCCCACTTGGCGCCAACAGGGTGGTATACATAATGAAGGTCCATCGACATGGCATCACTCTTGGCAAGGATGTCACGATCGGTTTCAATCTCCATTCCCATTTGCTCACCGCTGGCGATAGCGCCTTGGGTGAAGAAATAGGTTGCATACTCAGTGCTGGAACCGCTGCCATCAGTTTGCACGTCATCGGAGACGATCACGCGCAGACCCATGTAGGTAGGTACGGTCACATCACCGCCATAGGCAGCAACGATCGTACCACCAGATTGGGTAGTGCTAGTGCCACGGGCATCGGTGGTAGCCACGTAGTCAATAGCACGGCGCTCCACCAAGTCATAATAGACCTTGGAGTGCATACAGACAGCAGCCAACTTGTCGCCTTGATCGCCCAGGATTGAGCGAGCTTGGGCAACGTGGCGGGGCGACAGCACCGTAGGTGTGTCAGCGCTTTTGCCGTCAATCGTCAAGTCAACGAAAGAAGCAGAGTTGTTGCTGCCGATACTACCGAAAATACCAGCCAGGCAGGAAAGAAGATCTTTCTGGCGTTGGTTGGCGATGTAATCGGCAATCTTGGCGCCAATGGCGGCCATGGGGTCAGCGCCAGCAGCAAGTGCTGCAAGATCGCGTGCCTCAAAGGCGCGGCCACGGTGCAGAATCACGCCAACTTGCTTGTCAGCAGTGATCTTACCGGGAGTCAGTGAGGTGCTGTCAGTCAGCACTTCAAAGTCGCCAGATAGGTTGGCTTTCCAGAAGGGAACGTTGATGAAATCACCACCCTCGGTAGCATTCAACTCCGCCAGTGGTTGGACCACACCGCTAGCCAGGAAGGCATCGCGTTGGGTGGTCTGCTCCAGCAGATAGGGAGTAAAAATCTCGGGGATGATGACATCAGAGCGAAGAGTCGCCATGGTGTCGGGGGCAATGGGATGATTGACGGTTTGGGCGCAGCCCCTAGCTAAATGGCGCAGCCATTACAGCAGTTGCCACTATCTTAGCGTTGCGCGGCTGCTTTCATGCGATCATATAGATCACGATCTGTTCTGAATAGCCGGGATTGCTCGGTTAGGTTGAATGTTTCAGATGCAAATGGGTTTTTACCAAGTGGCGCCTGGCCTGCATTGCTGCCGGCTGATGGTGCGCCGCTGCCCTGCGGCCTTGGTGCCTTTTGCATCCATGATGGCAACGTCTTAGCCCATTCTGCTACTGGTGTGCGCTTGTAACCATCAACAACAACCACCGTACCATCAGGTTCACGCTCGATCTTGTCGGCGCTGAGCTTAGAACGCAGCACTAAGTCAGGATCATGGACGATCTCAGCCAATGCTGTAACAGCGGGCGCGATTAGCTCAAGCTCTCGTACTTTGGCTTCGAGAGATTCAATGCGCTGGTCCTTTTGCGCCGTCGCCTCACGGTACTGCTGCTCCAGAGCTTGCCTTGCTTCGGTGTAGTTGCCTTGCTGTTCAAGCTGCTGCTGTTCATGCGTACGCTTGAACTCAAGCAACTCATCGACGTTGACCCCATCTGGCACCTTAGACGCTTTGGACTTTGCAGCACGTAGCTCAGTGATTAGCTCGCTGTTTTTGCGTTCTAATGCTTCAATGCTGCGTTGCATTGCATCAGCAGCCGCAGGCTCCTGATTGGTGATTTCTTCGGACATTATCCCGCAGGGATAGGTTGCCCTACCACTTTACCTTATCGGCCCAGTAAGCAGCAGACAGTTTACCCTTGGCGATATTATCGGCGTGCCGTGCCTTGAATAATGCGCGGCGTGCTTTGTCTGCGGCTGATTCACCTTTCTTCGGTGGTGACCCAGATACACCTTGCTGGCCGAAGCGGATCAGCTTAACCGTATCGCCTTCCTTGGCAAGTACGGCATGGGACTTCTTCGGATTATTCGGCGTGCGCTTGGGCTTGTTGTAGCCCTCAAATTGCTCGCCGTGATAGGTTATCACTTCTTTTTCTTTGCAGTCTTAGCAGCAGCCTTAAATGCAGCGGCGCTAGGCCGGCCTTCTTCGCCCTTGCGTGCCATGCGTTCTTTACTGCCAGCTTCGATACGCTTGCGCTTGGCGTTGATGTTAGCGTATAAGCCGGGTTTCTTTGGCATTATTTCATACCTTTTTTCTTAGTAGACTTCTGCGTCTTACCAGCTTCGCTTAATGCAATAGCAATCGCCTGCTTACGGCTTTTGACCTTAGGGCCTTTGCCGGGGCCTGGCTTGCCGCTTTGCAGCGTGCCGCGTTTGTACTCACCCATCACCTTGGCGACCTTGGCTTGGGATTTGGTTGGCTTTTTCATGCCCTCAGTTTACCGGCCCATAGCGGCTGCGCAGTTGCGCTAACGTCAACTCAGAGCCATCATCACGGACCAGCTTTGCCATGGCATCTGTTGGGCCGTACTTTTTGGCAAGGCGGTTAAAGTATGCCACTTTGCCAGGGCCTAGCGCATTGGCCTGCGTTGCACGTGACTGCTTTGCTAGCCATTCGCCGTAGGTTTCATTACCTGGCACTGGCCCATCCATGCTTGCGCGTTTGCCTTCTGGCGGTGGTGGTATATCCAGTGCTTTGTAGTCGATCACTGGCACCGTAGTAGACCGGCAATTGAAATGTTGCGGCGGCATCGGGCCTTTGCCATATTCAAACTCACGGCCATCCAATGCGCGACATATTGCGCTTGTCCTAGTGTCAAGTGTTGCGATGTAGCGGTACTTCTTGGTGATGTCTTGATTGCCCTCGTACACCTGTTGGCTTGCTGCATTTGCTACTTGATTAATGCTTGTGCGTACTAATGCAATAATCTGATTATCTGCTACTTGCGTTAGCTGGCCGCCTGCTGCTGCGATCTGCCCTACGGTTTTTGCTTCTTCACCAAATTGCAGGCTGCCGATTAGCCGCTTTGCTATTGATGGTGTCGTTTCACCAGTTAGTAGGCCATTGCGTACCACCTGGCTGAACTGCTCAGCCTGTGATGTAGCAATACCGCGAAATGCTTTACTTACTACTTGCCCATTAGGTAGCGTGATCGTTGCACCTTGCGCAGCAGTAAGGCTAAAGGTCTGCGGTGCGCCGTTGACTGCGGCAAATAGATCATTCGATAATGTGACAACATTAAGCTGCGTTGGATCAGTCGTTACAACTGATTGCGCAAACTGCGGGCTGATTTCTACGGTATTGATATTGCTACGCAATACACCTGGCGGCATCGCCTTGCGCAATTCATCAGTTACAAACTGCGATTGCAGCTCTGCAATGCCTTGCAGTTCGATTGCTGTTAGCTCAGTCGCATCACCCGCCCAGCCATCCAAGGATTCTTTTAACTGCGCAAGGATACTGCGCAAGCGTGCTGCCTTGACCGGTGCCGCAAGGTCATCGATCATGCGCAACTGATCTACAGCATTAACGATGATGTCGTTATAGGCATTGATGACGCGCCGTGCAACACTATTGCTATAGCGATTAAGGTCGATCGCATTTTTATATAGCCTTGCTGGTGTGCTCACATCCCTCTAACGCCAAATGCTTCTAATGGCCATTCAGTGCGGATATTAACATCAGCGCCTTGGATCATTGCATCAAGGATAACATCTGCTAATTCATTAAAACCATCTTCGCCATTTTCCATGATGACAAATTCTGTTACCCTACTATCCTTAATGTTAATACGAACAATCGCCAACATATCAACAGGCAGCCGACCGCGTACAAAGGTAAGCATTTGGCCGCTGAAATCATACTGATTAGGCCTGCGAAATAAATTGCGTATCCAGTCGATCATTGCAAGCCACCGTTAGCGGTTGCGTCTACTTCTTCTTGTACATCAAAATCATCTCCTAGCACTTCACCATCTGATAATTGCATCAGTAGTGTTTCTTTGGTAATTGTGCCTGCTGTATAAAGTTGCAGCAGTGCATTAACGTCTGCTGGTTCCAACCTAGCGCCGATGAAATCACGATTTACCGTACAACTACCTGCTGCCTCTTGCTGGCCCATAAATTGCGCATGGAACTTAAGGCTATTGTCGATCATGTCTTGTACGTTTTGCGCAATTACCATCATCGTGCTATCACCTTGACTGCGGTCGATCATTTTAGATGCTGCGGTTTCAGCCGATAATTTCTGGCCCAATACAGCAGATAGGCCTAGCTCATTAATTTGCGCTGCAATTTGATCTAGCCGCTTGAATTGAAAATCAAAGCTGCGACCTTGCGGTTCAACGTATTCTGCCCTGCCATCAGCAGGAAATGCTAATGCTTCACCGGGGCCGGCTGATACTTCCTCGGCACTTGTTGGAAAGCCAAAAAATGCTAGCATCGGCACTGCTGAAATGTGCAGTTGGTTATCAAGGTCTGATTGTACTTGATAACTTTTCAGATTTAGCTCTGCAATATCTTCCAGCGGCGGCCTTGATTCCATAAAACCAATGCGGTTACTATATGCCACGCTGAATGGGATTTGATCTAGGCTTGTGGTGCCTTCATCAACTACTTTGTAATTGCCATTATCCTGGCGTTGATGAATCTGATACTGCCCAGGCGTTAGGACACGCACCTGATCGATTTGCTTTTCGCCGTATTTACTATCGGGGTCTGCTTCTAGTACGGTTTCTTGCAGCCGTAGTTGGATTAATCGTTGGGCGCCATCTTGCTGCTCGGTGCGATAACCAAGTATTTGCCGTGGTGTATAAGTACACCAATAAGGACGACCACCATTTGATGGTGCATCAACAAGGCAACCGATATGGCCATAACGCACCAGCTTGCGAGCAGTTTCGTATGTCCATACATTAAGGTCATTGCCTTGCATGTCTACATCAAATAGCTGCTCGCGTATTGCATCTGATACATCTTGCAGCTTGACGGGCTTGCGCGTCAACATACCAGCCAGCATACGCTCTAGGCGCTGGTAGTAAGGCGGCACAACACTACGCGCTAGGCGGTTGTCGTAGGACTCATCAAGCTCACGCGGCTCCTGCGGTAGGTAGCGGCGATGCTTACGCCTGATGCCGTAGGTGCCACCTAGTAAATCCTCAATCAGGATCCAATGCGGCTCCATCGCGTGCCATGCGCCATTGGGGTCCCCAACCTGCGTTACGGGTCGATCGGTGACTTTACGATCGTAGGCGGCTGGGGTGCTATACATCAGCGGTTAATCAGTGTCTTTACTTTAGGGTCATTCTGCATCCTCTTCCTCGTCTTCATCAGCCATCATGTCAAATGCCAAGCGCTGTTTCACCAGTTCCAGGGCGCCAAGAACCTCAATGGCGGTCACATCTTCGAGGCTACCGATCAGATCATCAATTGCGGTCAGTAAGTCTTCCATGGGTTTGGATGTAGACGGCATCAGTATACCCTAACGCCAGTGCCACGGCCAGCCCCAGCGTGCAATGGGTTGAACTCACGCCATACCAGATAGCCGATAGCATCATTCATGTGGTCATAACCGCCATCTTTATCGGGTTCGCCCTTTTCGTTGTAACTTTGAAGCTCCAGGCATTCGATCAACTTACAGCAACTGTGGTCAATGTGTAGACGGATCTCACCTTTGCCATTTTCCATCAATGCTTGCATTGCTGCCACACGATCACGTACTGGCGGGTTAGCGCGTGGTGACTGGTTACTCATGCCATAAGACTCAAGGATTGCAATATCGGTCTGGCTTGCGTTGGTACTGCGATTGCCGCCACTTGCGTCTGGATAAACGTAAAGGCGATGGTCGGGGTAGCGTGCTTTGATTGTTTGCGCTAAAGCATCGGTATCATGCGCACCGCTGATCTCATCAAATACATGCAATGTCTTACCATTGCGATAAGCGATCACGGCAGACATATTACCTATGTTAAAGTCAACGCCAATACGAAGCGGTTCGCGGTATGATGGCGCCTCGATTGCGGTTACATGCTTTGCGCGATCGAAACGGTCATAGACCTGGCCTGTGGTGAGGTTGACAAATTCACCATCTAGGTATGCCTTAAGCAGTTGCGGGTCATAGTTTGCTTCAAGACGTTCGATGAAGTCCGGCGGCAGGTATGGGTTATCTTGCGTGCGCATTCGGATTAGCCGCCTGTCGCTACGGCCTTTGCCGTCTTCACTGGCAAATGTTTGCCACATCCACCTGAATCCCTCTGGTGTTGATGCAGCTGCAAACTGCCGCACATTACCAGCACGCAAGCGGCCAAGAATCTTCGGAAATGCTTTGTTTGCTATAGCAGGCGCAACAGTGTCTATTTCATCGGTCAATATCCACGCAGCATTAATACCAATAATGCGCTGCCAATTCTCAAAGCTGCGGCATAGGATCTTTGTATCACCATCAGGTAAATGCAGCATATACTCTGGCAATGGCGATGCCCTAAAGGTATAGGGTATGTCATACGCTTCTAGAAAATCATCAAAGTCGCTTTGCCAAATATCACGAATCAATGGGCCTGTAGGCTCCATTACAACGCCAATAAACCCCTGATTAGCAGCAGCAAGATGCACGGCCTTAGCGCATAAGGCGCGTGTTTTACCTGCGCCATAACCAGCACTAACGCCAAGTATGCTTGATGTTTGGTCATCAACGAAAGCAAGCTGGCCAGGATGCAAATCCTCGCGGATACGTGCCAACAGGCTACTTACGTCGATGCTTTCATGGCTATGGCCAAACTGCTGTAATACATTGCCTGCTCTTGCAGTAGCAAGAATACTCACGAACAAATCTGCGCTAACTTTGCAGCAGTATTGATCGCTCCTAATGCGATATGTAATTGACCAGCAGCTCTAGCTTCTTGCTGTAAAGTTGCACATTGCGACAATAAATCCGCAACCATTTGCGGGCGTTCAATGTCCCAATCTGCTTTTAATTTTTCACGTGCAAGTGCTAAGTAAGCATCACAACTGCGCGCACCAACCCCCCAATGCTCTGAGGCATATTGAATGCAATCCGAACGTCTGCCACCATTAGCAATTATCCGCGCAAAGTGATTGGCGCGGTCAATTGACTCTTGTTTGGTGCCTCGGGGTGCTGCCATGAATAGATGCTAGCAAAAGCCCCCAGCCGAAGCTAGGGGCCGATGGTATCAGAGTTTACTGATTGCCACAATACCTTCCTCGGCATCGACTTCAACGGCAAACTTATCGCCAGGCGCTAGTCCAAGCTGGCTGGTGTAACCACCAGACAGGATGGCATTACCGTTTTTTTGAATGGTGCCTTCATAGGAGAGGGCACGGCCAGATTTCGGTGCTTTGACGACTTTAAGACCATAGGCTTCAAGAAGTCCAGAACGCAGTGCGGCAATTTTAGGTTTGCCTTCTGCGGTGACGTACCCGGTTGCTGCTGCCAGTTCGGGTTCAGATACTTCGCCAAGTATTTTGACTTGTGCGAGCAGTTCAGAGCCTGTGAGTGCCATGTATGTGGTTGTGACCGTTGGAATCATACACGAACCTGCACGGGCATGACAAGGTAAAGATGACCGTCGATACCTACTGGCGAAATGATGACAGGTGTGGTAGGCGTGTTGGCTTGCATTTGAATTTTGGCACCATGTAAGTGTTTGAGACCATCGACTAGGTAACGGACATTGAAGGCGGCATCAGGAAATGATCCGGAACAGGTAAGTTTTTCAGCACCGCTGCTGGCTTCTGAATCAGCAACGATCGATAGTATTTTGTTTTTGACGGAAAGCCTTACCACATCGGAATTGATGATGGCAATGCGTTCTAGGGCTGCGATTAGGGCGATGCGATCGGCTGTGATGGTGTGTTTAAAGGATTCAGGTACGAGCTTTGCTACGGCGGGATAGGCGCCGGCCAGGGTGCGTGAGGTGATGGTGACACCATCGGCAATGATGATCGCTTGGCTGTTGGATGCAGCAAGCGTGACCGTATGAGCATCAAGGCGCTGGATAGCGGAGATGCTACGTGTCGGCAGGATGATGTCGATGGCACCATCGGCTGGCTGGGTGCGTGTGACCATGCGATGACCATCGGTTGCCTCGATGCGCATGGTGCCGGCTTCTATGGCCACGTGCAGGCCGCAGATGACACCTTTGGACTCATCGGTGGCCGCAGCAGCCAATGCCGCACGCATGGGCTCCATGAGGGCCACGGAGACCGCTCCAGCAGTATCGACGACCGGTAGGGCGGGGAAGTCGTCTGCGTCATGCCCTGAGAGCTGGTAGGAGCCTGTTGCGCTCGACAGGTTGACGGCAGTGCCATCAACCGTGAGCAGCAGGGCAGCATCGCTATCCAAGCGTCCAACAATCTCAGATAAGACGCGGTATGGGACGGTGATGGAGCCTGCGGTTTCAACTGAGGCCAGGATTGTGGTTGAGATGCCTATCTCAAGGTCAAATGCTGATATGCGCAGGTGGCCGTCGGCCATGGCGTCGATCAGGACATTGGCAAGGATCGGATGGGTCTTGCCATTAGAGACGGCGCGACCGACGACTTTAAGCGCGTGGTTGAGGTCGGACTGAGCGGTAATGAATTTCATGATGCGGCTTCGGTTAGGGCAATGATGATGGCGCTGTAATCGGCGTCAAAGCTGGCGACCAGTTCGCTAGGGATGGGGATGCCTTCGTCCTGTGCGTTATCGCGAATGGCGTTAGCGGTTGCAAGCGCCAAGGTCATGGCGTCATGAAGACGGTTGATGACGGGCGACTGCCTGGCTGTGATGCGAATCAAGTCTGGTGATGACATACGCGGTTAATAACTCAACATGCTGCCTCGGGACAACACCACCCATAAAGGCAGCGGCATCCGAGACAAGGGCATGGTATGCGGTTGGCGTCAACCCATAAAGTCCCTGTTCATAATCCGCAACAATCGCCCGCTGCCGGATCAGCGCCGAGCGGTTGGTGCCCGCTGCCGACGCCTGCCGGTCGATCATGTCCAGATCTTGTCTCTCCAGTCTTACTTTGACTTCAACCAATTTGCCTGCGTGCCAGTGATGCCAGTCTATCTCAGCGAGTCTCAACATGCAAATACATCTACCCCGAAGGCAAATTGCAGCCCAGATCCATTGGTATGACTCAAACGAAGGCAAAACAGCCAAATCCCCTACTCCCCCTTATATACATTGTGTATCCCCTTGATACCGTTTCTCTTTTCTTACTTGACTTGACTTGAGAGAAAAAAGAGAAAATGAGTAATAGCAAGGGGTTTGGGATGTTTTTTGCCTTCGATTTGGATGTATTTGCCTTCGATTTGCCTTCGATTTGCCTTCGGTCAGGCCATGGACAGCCCAGCCAGCCGTTTTACGCGCAGGATCGGGTCCGCTTGTACGGTCAGCTCAGGCCATAGGGATTGAAGCCTGCCGACCAGCAATCGAGCTGCCTTAACCGGTGGATCATTAACTGGCGACAGCACCCAACGACCATCAACTAGGTAGCCTTCAGCCTCATACCACCCCTGGAGCCGCTCCCATACAGCCTTGAGCGGTACGCTATGACCATCGCCAGCCCACTGCAATTCGGCTGCATCACAGAACTCCCATAGGTGGCAATTGGAGCGGCGTACGGCATCCATGGCATCTTGGCCGGTGCTGTAATCAATGCCGTAACCAACAGCAAGCTGCATACCTTCAAGCAACCAATTCAAGAAAGCAGGGCATATATAACGCCGGATAAAATCAGGATCATCTTTTAAGCGTGGGTCAGCTTGTAGATGGTTTGGTTTTGTAGGTTTTGGCAAGAAGGTCTTACGGAACTTAAATACATGAAAACGGGTCTCGATTGCTACCTGCTCACCAGATATGGAAGGGTCTTTGTTGAGGTTAAAAACAAACAATGAAGATGGTACAAATTGCGACTCCTGCACACCTTTAAGCTCATAAGACAACTCTTCACCTGATATTGCAGCCTTGAGTGATTGCAGGTTGTCGATATGGACAAACTGTGAGTTTTCACTTGACCAGTTAACGGATGCACCACGTAAAGGCGCAATGGGAAACTTACGACCTTGATCGTATTGGCGGAAGTCAGCAAGTGAACAGGACGTAAAATTACGGGCGCCAAGTGTATCGCGTAATGCAGTACGGATGGTATCTTTACCGTTGCTGCCTTCACCGATCATTAATACAGCACGTGGTCTACCACGTGTGGCGCGGTAATGCGCAAGGTCAAGGCCACTACCAAGGATGCGCTGGATGGTATCAAGGTCGGTGTGGTCTACTGCTTCTAGCAGCCGCCACATGTGTTCTTGATTAGCTTCTGGATCGTAATCATATTCTGTGATGTAGGTAAAAAACAGGTCTGGCGAATGGGGTTCAAATCTGGTATGGATATCTCTACCGCTCCACTCCCATGAGATGATGCCATTGCGGCAGTTAATCGCGTTGCGGGGGTTTACATCAACGGGTGATAGGTTGCGGCGTATCCAGGACAGTGCTTCATCGACGTACCTAGGCCGGCGCCATGGATGGGACTGGTTGCCGTGCTGGTCTTCAACAAATAACTGCGACAGGAAGGCGGCTACTAATGGCGCAAGCTCCTGGTCGGTGCGTGCTTCGTAATGGGTGCCGCACCAATGATGGAGAATGCCTTCAACTTCAATCCAGCGATCGGATGGGTAGTTGAACAGGTGCCGCAGGGTCAGATCAAGCCATTCGGTATCGGTCTTGCTGACCAGTCGACAGTTGAGGGCCTCCACTTCTACGCCTACGGCACTACCACTGACAGCAGTAGCAGCAGGCCGCGTCGTTAGTTGCGGTGGCCGCCAGCCGTGATGCTTCGCCCAGTACCAAAACGTACCTTCGCTTATCTGGTTACCGCCTGAGCGTGCAATCTGCGGCGCCTCGGCAAACAGCGGGCTATGCCGCTGCATCATTCCGACAGCCTGCTCGGTGTCACCGACGACCTTGATCAGGCTCCATAACAGATTGCGGTAAAACGAATATTGCTTTTGGTTCGGGACGGCGGCTGGTATGGCATCAAGCGCATCACGGATGTCGTCAATGGTGCGCGGTGCGTATTCGGTGTGGCGTGCTGCCTGCTGCTGATGGTGATAATGCTCTTCGTCCGGCAAACAGGCTTCAAGGTCTGCAATTGAGTAACGGATGCCTGATGCAGTGACGACTGAGCACAAGGCGCCGAGATCACCAGCGCCATTGGCGTGGTAGGTGCCTGGTAGGCGCATTACACGGGAGGGATTCTTGATGGTGCGATCGGAATCGCAGAAATCAAGCAGGCGCGATTGCACCAAAGACCAATGGGCTGGTGTTACCAGATCGGTCAGCAGCCAATAGGTATGAATTGATTTGCCGCCGGTATCAACCTGTATTGATGGTTCAGGCAGGCCAAGTTCCTGCCATGCGGTGAGTTGCCATTCACGGGGGCGATCATCCCATTCAACAAAAAAGGCACGGCAGGCGGTAATGGTGGCATCAGTGTCGCCGCCGTCATTGATGACGACATAAACGCCGCGGCCATCGGCCTGCCATTGCTCGATCGCTGATCGTGATGGGCCACCTTTGCGGCCTGCATCGCCTGCTTTCTTGGGGTTTTTGGCGTGGTAGAAGGCACGAAGCCTGATGGTGCCGGGCGGTTTACCAAGTAAGGAGAGAAACCGCTGCGCCTCGGTGAAGTCAACGCTTTGCATCAGATTTCGCCATGGCCAGCAGCAGGTGATAACGGATCACGGCGCCAATGCCGAACCCGTATCTCGTTTGAGACTCAAGCCACTGCCGAAGGTCTGGCGGGATAGTGATGCTGGTCGATCGCGTCTTGGCCATGCCTGCTCTGGGGTGGTTGCCAAAGGTTAGCAGAGTCTGCTAGGTTGGCCGAGTCGCTACCTGGCGGCAGCACTCCAAACCTATGAACACATATCAAGATTTCATCAACGCCAAGACGCAAGCAGCCAAAGCAGTTGGATTTGATCCTGTTGCTTTTACGGCGCCGTTGTTTCTGTTTCAGCGGGACATCGTTACCATGGCTTGCCGCGTCGGTAGGTTTTGCATCTGGGCCGATTGCGGCATGGGCAAAACCGCCATGCAGCTTGAATGGGCGCATCAGGTGCATCAGCATACTGGCGGCAATGTGCTGGTATTGGCGCCACTTGCGGTCGCCCATCAAACCGTACGTGAAGGCGCTAAGTTCGGGATTGACTGCAACTTTGCTGCAACGCAATCCGGTGTAAAGCCCGGCATCACGATCACCAACTACGAAAAGCTAGCGCATTTTGATGCTGATAGCTTTGCTGGCGTGGTGTTGGATGAAAGCAGCATCCTCAAGGCCTATACCGGCAAGATCCGTAACCAGATCATCGAGTCATTTGAGCAGACGCCATTTCGCCTTGCGTGCTCAGCAACACCAGCACCAAATGACCACATGGAACTGGGCAACCATGCTGAGTTCATCGGTGTGATGACACGCACTGAAATGCTGGCGATGTTCTTTGTGCATGATGGCGGTGATACTGCTAAGTGGCGCATCAAGGGCCATGCAAAGGCTAAGTTTTGGGAATGGGTATGCAGTTGGGCTGTAACGATCCGCAAGCCATCAGACCTTGGCTATGACGACGGAGACTTTATCCTGCCTACGCTTGACATCAAGGATTGCACTGTAAAAGCAGAGCGCGATGCTATAACTAATGATGCTGGCCAGATGGCGCTATTTGCCATGGAGGCTAGGACATTAAGCGAACAGCGTAAAGTGCGTAAGGCATCACTGAAAATGCGTGTTGATGCCGCTGCTGCATTAGCCAACGGCAATATCGATCAATGGCTGATCTGGTGTGATCTCAATGATGAAAGTAAAGCCTTAGTGGCTGCCATCGACGGCGCTGTTGAGGTGTGCGGTGCTGATTCAGATGAACACAAGCGGCAGGCTGCCATTGATTTCCAGGATGGCAAGATCCGCGTATTGGTCAGCAAGCCAAGCATCTTTGGCTTTGGCCTTAATTTCCAATGCTGCCATAATGTTGCATTTGTTGGTCTTAGCCATAGCTATGAAGCGTTTTATCAGGCCATTCGCCGTTGCTGGCGATTTGGCCAACAGCAACCCGTCAATGCTTACATCATCTACGACGTAGGCGAGGGCCGTGTTGTTGAAAACATACGCCGCAAGGAAATAGATAGTATCGCTATGGCTGAGTCAATGGTCATCATCATGAAACAACAAACCATGGAACAACTCAAGAAGATCCAGCGTCAGGTTGCACCGCACATTACTGAGCACAAGTCCGGCAATGACTGGGACATGTACATGGGTGATTGCGTCGAAAGCATTAAGCACATTGACTCAGACAGCATCCATTACAGCATCTTCAGCCCGCCATTTTCGTCGCTGTATACGTATTCAAACAGCGATCGTGATATGGGCAACAGCCGCAACGATCAAGAGTTTTTTGATCACTTTGTGTTTCTCGCTAAGGAACTGCATCGAGTGATGATGCCAGGCCGGTTGATTAGCTTTCATTGCATGAATCTACCTAGCAGTAAATCACGTGATGGATTTATCGGCGTGAAGGATTTCCGTGGTGATATGCTGCGGATATTCCAAGCGGCTGGTTTTGTATTCCATTCTGAGGTTTGTATTTGGAAGGATCCTGTTACCGCAATGCAACGCACCAAAGCTATTGGTTTACTGCATAAACAAGTCCGTAAGGATTCTGCGTTAAGCCGTCAAGGTATCCCAGATTATCTGGTGACGGTGCGCAAGCTGGGCGATAATCCAGAGCCATGCGCTGGACCATTCACTGAGTTTGCTGGTGAGGATGCACCAGCTAAGACGGGTGATGCGATCAAGGACAGCATCAATATCTGGCAGCGGTACGCTAGCCCGGTATGGATGGACATCAACCCATCGGATACGCTGCAATATCGCAGCGCACGCGCTAATGAAGATGAACGCCATATCTGCCCGCTGCAACTTGAGGTAATCCGGCGCGGCTTGCAGCTATGGAGCAATCCAGGCGATCTGGTGTTGAGCCCGTTTGCTGGTATTGGCAGCGAAGGTTACGTGAGCCTGCAAATGAGCCGCCGCTTTGTTGGTTTTGAGCTAAAGCCATCGTATTACAACTGCGCCGTCAAGAACCTTACTGACGTATCAAATAATAAGCAGGGGGAGTTGGTGTGAACCTCCGCCCATACCAAACCCAGCTTCTAGACCAGATCCGCCAGTCAATGCGGCGTCACCGTAGGGTATGCGCCGTGATGCCGACGGGTGCTGGTAAGAGTGTTGTGATCGCTGCGATCATCCATGCAGCAGCCGCAAAAGGTCGCCGTGTGCTGCTGCTGGCGCATCGGCGGCGGCTGATCAACCAGCTAAGCCGTACGGTAAGCAGTTGGGGTATTGAGCATGACGTGATCGTGCCAGGCCGACACCAACGCGGCCATGGCATTGCTGTAGGCAGTGTGCAAACGGTCGTTCGGCGGCTGGATAAGTTGCAGCCGCCTGATCTAATCATCATCGACGAAGCGCACCATTTGACCCGCGATAATCAATGGGGTCAGGTTGTAGGGCATTGGCCTGATGCGTATCTGATCGGCAAGACCGCCAGCCCGCAACGGCTGGATGGTCGCGGCCTTGGCGAAGTATTTGATGATCTAGTGATCGGGCCTACACCGCAGTGGTTGACGGATGAAGGCTTCCTAGCGCGTGCGCGGATCTTTTGCCCGCCTACCACGATGGATGCAAGCAAACTGCGTAAGGTGCGCGGTGAATTTGACATGCGCGAGGCGGCAGCGGCATTAGAGCAGGCAAAGATCCATGGTGATGCAGTTGAGCACTACCTAGAGATTGTGGCGCCAGGTACGGCGCTGGTGTCATGCGTAAGCGTGGAGTTTGCTGATGCGATGGCGGCGCGGTTCAATGCAGCAGGCATCTCAGCACGGGCGATCACTGGCGGCTGCGGTGAGGATGACCAGGAGCAGATCTTTGACGACCTAGCCAAAGGCATCATTAAGGTAGTGACCTACTGCGAGATGCTGAGCGAAGGCGTTGATGTACCAAGCATCAATGCAGCGATCCTGCTGCGACCTACAGCATCGGTGACGATGTACCTACAACAGGTTGGCAGGTGCCTTAGGCCAAAAGCTGACGGTTCGGCGGCGATCATCCTAGATCACGTCGGCAACGTACAACGCCACGGCCTACCGACTGAGGAGCGCAACTGGACGCTAGAAGGCCGCGACAAACGCAAACGTGATGCAGCGCCAAGCGTCCGCATGTGCCCGAGGTGCTTTGCTGCAAATGCAACCACCGCGCAGGTATGCGGCGAATGCGGGCATGAGTTCACCACGGAGGCAAGGGAGCTAGAAGAGTCCAGCGGTGAGTTGGTGGAGATCACCGCCGAGCTGCGCCGTAAACGCGCTGAGGTAGGCGGCGCCCGCAGCATGGAGGATCTGCTACGCCTAGAACGGCAACGCGGCTATAAGCCAGGCTGGGCAAAGCATATTATTGCTGCACGGCAGACCAAAAGGGTGGGATGACCAGCGAACAACACATCCAGCAACACATCCGTTTAGCCTGCTCGACCGGCCCGGTGCGGTTATTTCGCAACAACACCGGAGTGCTCCGAGACCAGCACGACCGCCCTATCAGCTTCGGCCTATGCAAAGGCAGCGCTGATCTGATCGGCTGGACCACGCGCATGATCACCGCCGATATGGTTGGTCAGCAGGTTGCGGTATTCACCAGTATCGAGGTGAAGACCGCTACAGGCCGCCTGACACCAGAGCAGCGGCAATGGTTGGCAGCAGTCGAGACCGCAGGCGGGATCGCTGGTGTGGCGCGGTCTGTGGCCGATGCCGAGGCATTGTTACGAGATGCGACTGGTAGGGGTTGACACTGGCAGCAGTGCCTGTAGGATATGGGTACGCAGGCAACACCTGCACCGCACAAACCGCAATGAACACCACCCAGGCATCAACCAAAGCCGACATCATCACGGCAGCCATGGAGATCACCGACAGCCAACAGGCCAAGATTGATCAGCTACAGCAACGGCAAGTGATCCTATTTGGATTGGTTGCATTGCTGACCGTGATTAACCTACTCGGCTGATATAACTGAGGGATAACAGTGCGGAGTGCTTCGGCCAGGCGTGTCAACCCTCAACTAACCAAACTAACCACCATGAAAACACTCGTCTTTATCTTTGTTGCAACTGGTCTGTTCTACATCACAACAAACAAAACACTATCTCAAATGACCGAAACAGATTGCAAGTCTGGCATCATTGCAGCGTGCCAGCGATGAATAATGCCGACTACCACGCTGACCCAGCAGTAAGCGCCAGTCACCTGCACGCTATCGCCAAAAGCCCGCAGCACTACTGGAGCCGATACCTTGACCCGCAACGCCAACCAGTAGAACCTACCGCTGCAATGCGTCTTGGCAGCTTGGTGCATTGCGCCGTGCTGGAACCCGAGGAGTTGCATAAGCGTTATGCCGTCTGCCTGCCGCGTAATACCAAAACAGGCAAAGAAATGGCGCTGGAGCTTGATGCAAAGGGCATCGAGGCAGTAAGCGGATCCGACATGGATCTAGCGCTAGCAATGGCTGTATCAGTGCGTAGCCATCCGATTGCCGCTGAATTGCTATCGGCTGGCCTTGCTGAGCAGAGCGTTTGGTGGGATGATGCTGCAACCGGCCTGCGCTGTAAGTGCCGCCCGGATTGGATTAATGGGTTGACGATTGTTGACCTGAAGACCACTACAGATGCCAGCCCTGATGGTTTTGCGCGATCCGTTGCGCAGTACCGCTACCACGTGCAGCAGGCGCATTACCTGCAATCGCATATTGCAGATCGGTTTATCTTTCTTGCGGTAGAGAAAACCTACCCGTATTGCGTTGCCACGTATGAGCTTGATGCTGATGCTGTTGCAGTTGGTGAACAGTTGCGACAAAGCAACCTGCAAGCAATTGCTAACTGCAAAGATGCTCAAGCCTGGCCCGGTTACACCGACCAGATCCAAACGCTTAGCCTTCCCCGCTGGGCGCAACACACTAGCGACACCGTACTGTCACCTGACGACTTCTAATGAGCACCGCACTTACCACCTGGACACCAGAACAAACACAACTGATCAGCAGCACCATTGCACCGGGTTGCAGCGGTGATGAGCTGAAGCTCTTCGCCTATGCCTGCCAACGCACTGGGCTAGATCCGTTCAGCAAGCAGATCTACGCCATCAAGCGTGGCGGCAAGATGACCATCCAAGCCGGCATCGATGGCTTACGTGCCATCGCTGAACGCACCGGCCAACTTGATGGCTCCGAGACGTACTGGTGTGGCGCTGATGGCGCATGGCAGGATGTATGGCTTGGCGATAAGCCGCCGGCTGCTGCTAAGACGATCATCTACCGCAAGGGCAGCAGCCATGCCTTCATCGGTGTGGCGCGGTTTGCGGACTACAACGCCGGTCAAGGCCTGTGGTCCAAGATGCCAGCCGCGATGATCGCCAAATGCTCCGAAGCACTGGCGCTGCGCAAGGCATTCCCCGCCAACCTCTCAGGCGTTTACACCACCGACGAAATGGAGCAGGCGGAAGAGGTCACAGTGACGCCTGTGGCCGCCCCTAAGGCTGCTCTGCCTGCCGCTGCGCCCAAGGGCACCAGCGCCACATTCACTGCCGGCAAAGCCGCTATAGCGAAGGCTCAGACGTTGGATGAGTTGGCTGCCATACCAGCTAAGATGGCGGCTCGTTTGGCTGCGGGTGACATCACCCAAGACCAACACGATCAACTGCTAGCCCTAATGGTAGAACGCGAGTCCGCCATCACCGACCTTTTCGAGGATTGATCCATGAGCCTTTATGCATCCGGCGTTGTTCGCATCATCAGCGACCCACAACTGAAATCATTCGACAGCGGTAATGTTGTCGTCAACTTTGCCGGTGGTATTGCCGAAGGCAAGGACAAAGATGGTAACTACATCAACAATGCCATTGATGTAGAAATCTGGGGTAAAAGCGCCGAGATTGTTTATGACAAGCTTAAGAAAGGCGATAGCATATTTGTTACCGGCAACATTCGCCGTAATGAATGGATGGACAAAGACAGCAATACAAAACGCAGCAAACATTCCATGTCGGTTGCACGGTTTGAGTTCCTGCCGCGTCCTAAAATGGATGAGGCACACGATGCGTTCTAATGGACTACGAAGTTATCTTTATTGAATGGTGGAAACAATCCTATCCATTCGACCCTGGCGCCCATGCAATCATGACGCATACGGCATTTGCTAAATACGTCTTATGCTTATCGGATGCCCAGAATGCCCAAAATGTAAAGCAAGGTACAACGAAGTAATCTTGCGCAAACCAACAACTGACGGTGATTTTATCCGTCGCCGTCATTGTTTGGATTGCGGCCATCGATGGTACACGCTGCAAACAGCAGAAACGCTAATCGAAGGCCACACGCTTCAATGGTCAAAGCTCACCCGTACTTACACCATCAAATGAAACCCCATCAACTTGACCAGCAACGCGCCATTACGATGGATGCGCTATACGCCAAAAGTGGCCGTACATGCAGCACTTACACCGGTCTCTGGCAAGAGTTTTGCCAAGATCTCGGCCCCAATTTCCGGGACACCGACTACGAACAGCTCCACGCTGAGGTATGCCAGGCGATGGATGACACCGGTTCAGTGATGACGCAAAAGCAAGCGCACCAGGCGATCGCCACCTGTCGCCGTCACCTGCTGGGGAAGTGGGCATGAGGAGACTTCTGCTGCTGCTGGCTGTGCTCACCGCACCGGTTCAGGCTCGGACTGTCACGGCCACGGTCTATGACCCGTGGTATGCAGGCCGTCCCGACTACTGCAATGGCCGCGCCTACCAGCATTGGGGGATCAGCGCAGCTCATCCTTTTCTTCCGTGCAACACCATGGTTACAGTCACGAATGGAAATCGCACACTGGTTGTACCCATTAGAGATAGATGTAATTGCAATTCTATTGATTTATCTGCAGGAGCAGCTTATCAACTAGGCGTTCCTTTAAATGGTATTGCTCACGTAAAAATTTCTTATTAAAATGAAAAACTTTCAAGCAAAACCTGAATATTGGGAACTCCAAGAACAATGGTCTAACCATGCAATACTTGGTGTAGATTCAAGTTGTTTTCTTGAACTCCGCTCCCGCGTGGAGGCACTGGAAGCCCAGGCCAACCATTTTGTTGATGTCCCCAAAATGGTCCCGCCCCCGGTGGCGACAGATGAGGAGCTATGGAATATTTGGAATAAACACGGTTTTCTTCTCAACAATATCCGCGCCGTCTACGACCTTGGCATCGAGCACGGCCAGATCCGCAGCCAAGCAAGGGCCATGACTGACCTATCACCCGCCGCGCAGGCCATTGCCAAGGCCGCCTGGGCCGCGTTTTGGTCAAGCGAGGCAATGGCTCCAAATGATGCTGAAGTTATTGCCGCCGCCGCTCTCCGTGCTGTTGCGGATCAAGTGGTGCCGGAGGAGTCCTTGTATGGGGGAAATCAACGATGGGAATGGGAGCGTGATGCTCGCCAATCGTCCCGCAAGAAGATCCTCGCCATCGCCACCGAACTGGAGGCCCTGCCCAATGACTGACCACATTCCCATCCCCCCGAGGCCGAATCCTCTGTCACCCATCGCTCAGTTCATGCTGAATGCTGCTTTTCATCAACACCAACAGCACGGTCATTTAATCCCCACCCCCAACAACCTCCCAGCGCCTACGCCGCTATCACCCGCTCAGGCCATCGCCAAGGCTTTTGATGACCGCTACGAACTGCTAGGGCCATTGGAAGACGACTGGCAGGAGCAATGCCTTGCCCCCGACTTTCGCGCATTGTGCGCGGAGCTTGCTGTCGAACTGGAGGATTGGATGAGCGCCATGCGCACTCGGTCGAAGCTGGTTGACATCGCCCGCGCCGCCCTAGCCACCCCACCGCCAAAGCCGCCGACGGTGATGGAAATCCTTGATCTTTCCGGCGAGATCGAGGATGCCGGGCTTGGTCAGATCGACCTAGTTCGTGCTGCGCTTGAGAGGTGGGGGAACCGGTACTGATGCCCAACCCACGCAAAGGCAGCGCCAGCCCAACAACAACTCTTGATGATGCGACGGTGCGACGGATGAGGTTGGCGCATCTGATGGAAGGCGAGTCGGCATCGGCGTTGGCTCGGATCTTTGGGGTATCAATTCCATGCGCAAGCAGGATTTGCCGGTGGTTGAGTTGGGCCCATACCGACCCCGACCTGAAACTGCTGCCGCGTCCTATCCATCGCGGTGGTGGCAGCAGGCCTGGCACAGCAGCACATGGACGGGACCGTGAACAACGGATGTTCACCGTTGGCCCCACCTGCCGTGAGTGCATCCACCTTGATGATCGCGGCTGCTGCGGGCTTGGGTTTCCTGAATGCCTGAACACCAATTACAAAGAAGCAGCCAAGTGCAATGCCTTTGCCTCAATTAACACCATTGCAGGAGCAACCAGCGATGTCTGATGTTGATCAGGTCAACCATCCACCCCATTATATGGCGGGGGCAATTGAATGTATTGATGCAATCCAGGCCGCACTGACGCCAGAGGAATTTGCTGGTTACTGCAAGGGTAACGCAATTAAATACATCTGGCGCATGAATCATAAAGGCGGCAGGGAATCACTTGCTAAAGCCCGCTGGTATGTAAATCGTCTTTTCAACAAGCCATGATCCTTTCAGACTTCCAGATCGCCCAGTTGATTGAGCAAGGCATGATTGAAAACCATCTGCCTGAGCTGATCAATCCTGCCAGTCTTGATTTGAGACTCGGCAATACCATCATGATTGAATCAGCGGCTAGCCATGACATGATCCCAGTTGACATCAGCAAAAGTAGCAGGGATCAACCCTATGAGTTGGTGCCAGGGCAATTCATCTTGGCTGATACGATGGAATCATTCAACATGCCGGAAGACATTGCTGGCTTGTTTTTCCTTAAGTCAAGCCGCGCACGCGAAGGCTACGAAAACTTGCACGCTGGTTATGCCGATCCCGGCTGGCATGGTAGCACCTTAACGCTTGAACTAAAAAACAGTCGTCAACTGCAACGGCTACCGATATGGCCTGGCCTTAAGATCGGACAGATGGTATTTTTCAAGATGAGTGCCATCCCTGCAACCAGCTATGCGGTTGTTGGTCATTACAATGGCCACCTATCACCAACCACCAGTCATGTCTCCAAATGATTCTTCGCTAAGGGAATACCTACGCGAGATTGCGCGTTATCCGTTGCTGTCGCCTGAGCAGGAAATCCAACTTGGGCGGCAGGTAGTAAAGATGCAGCAACTTGATTGCACTGATCGGGAGCAACGGCAAGGGCGACGCGCTAGGAATAAATTTATCCAATCAAATCTTAAGCTGGTCGTCAATATCGCCAAGAAATATGATGGCAGGCAACGCAAAGCAATGATGCTGATGGATTTGATACAGGAAGGCAATATAGGTTTAGCGCGTGCTGTTGATATGTTTGATCCCAGTAGGGGGTATCGGTTTACAACTTATGCTTACTGGTGGATCAAGCAGGCGATACATCGCGCTATTGCCAATAACGATAACATGATCCGCATACCATCATCGTTGCATGAAAAGATAATTAAAATCGTCAAGGTTCAAACTATGCTAATGCAGCAGCTTGGGCGATTACCAAGCCAGCGGGAGATTGCAGATGAATTAGGAATAACAATAGATGAAATGGTAACAGCAATCCAGCGCAACCAATCAACATCTAGCCTTGATGCAACTGGCGCCGAACTGGATCGATCAGCTATTATTGATTTTATTGCTGATGAAACCCAGTCCGGTGCGTTGGATGCAATAGAAAATAATGATGCAATTGATAAGATGTTTGAGATTTACGGGCAATACATTGACCAAAAAACGCGCTACATCATTGAGTGTAGACTACATGATAAACCCACATCATGGCTTGAATTGCAAGAAAATACAGGACATGGAATTGCAAAGTTGCAGTCAATGTATGCAAGCGGCCTTAGCAGGCTGCGACTAATGCTTGATCCAATTGTCAATTAATTCCTGCCGTTCGATTGTATGAAATTGCTGTAGCGAATACCATTCCAGCCAGTTAGTGCTGCCCTTGCTACGATTGCAACGTTTGCAGGCTGGTATCAGGTTAAATGTAGTCGTTGTGCCACCTTTATGGCGTGGCTTGACGTGATCTAAGGTATCAGCGGAGTTACCGCAATAGGCGCAGATAAAGCACCATACCTCAAAGATTTCTTGCCTAAACTGGTTCTTCGCACTCCGCTTCGGGATCAGTTGCGTTTCGTCGATTTGATGATCCACGCAATTCCGGGATGGGTAGGACTTGAACTGAAAGACCCAGAATGTGATCGTTTGATGCTGCTAATTCTGTTAAGCGTGCTATAAAATTATCGCTAACCTCTCCAGGGTCGTCATCCGTGCTTTCAATCACTATTGTGTAGTCAATTTCAAGAACGTATTGTCTCATGCGATGATGCACCAACCGGTATTAGCGCCATCTGCCATCCAACGGGGTTCCCAGTTGGCGTAGGTGTAGTGAAGTTTGGATCCTACGGTACTGCCGTAGGTGCCAGCGGTTAGGTTCATTTCACCCCACGGATCATTGACCCAGTAGCCGGTAGCGTCATAACCAATGATGCAGAGCCAGTGGCCGCCGCCGCTGGGCGCCGTAACCGGTCCGTGATGCAGAAAACCAGCGGGGACAGGCTTGCCAGCATCAATTTGTCGCTTGACTAGATCACGGTTGCCGCCAGTCTCGAAGCGGGCCTTGATACCGTATTTGGCCAGTGCCTTGAGTTGCACTGATCCATCGGTGGTATCACCAATGCTGAAGACAGTTTTGATGTAGTCATCATCCGAATGGATGGCGCCGGGTATCAACGTCATTAGCAGCATGGCGCAACTGGAGCTGAAGCAGGTGCGGTTGGCATCGCGGTAGTTGTCCCGCTGCGACTGGTATGGTGTTGCCAGTGGATTCAGTTGCTTGCCGGCTTGACTCCAGACGCTGAACCATGGACGGCTGCGACGCATGGCAACGTCATAGCCATTTAATCTGATGTCTTGCTCCAGCTCAGCAATGGCCGCAAGTTGATGCGGTAGATTTTTGTTATTGCGAAAAAGCTGATCGAGCGTGATCGGGCTTGTATTGGTCACTTGCGGCGCTTAGGAAAAACAAGCGACAGCACTTGCAGAATCAGTTGGATGTTGCTGTTGGCTTTTAGCGGACTCAATGCCAGCAGTTCGCTTGATGCCGCCACTCCAATCGCAATTGCTGCTGCTGTGTTGGCGTCCATCTCAGATCTGACGGTGTGCCTCTAGTTTAGCAATACGCTGCTCTGCTGTACCAAGGCGGCCAAACAGTTCGCGTCGGTCGGTGCGCATGTCCTCGCGAATCGCTGTGAGTTCAGCGGCAATATGCTCGACACCAGCACTGAGCTTGACAATAGCGATATTGGCTTTTTCGTCCTCTTGGCTGCGCGATGCAACCCACCGTGATGCGCTACCACCAACACCGCCCAGGATCAGACAGGCAAGACCAACGATCAGATTCTCGATCACGGTCCTGGCGGTGCATTGCGTCTTGTATCCAGTTTAGCTAATCGGTTAGGATCGGTGCGCTGATCGTAAAGCCGCGCTTGCTGTCGATTACCTCTAAGCCCTGCTGCGGGCGTTCTGGCGGAAAGCCCAGCTTCAGGCCATAAGCAGTCGGACCAATCAAGCTACCGTTTACCGTCCAACTAGAGCCATGGGTAAGAGTATGGAAGTGGCCCAAAAAGGTATGGTCTGCCCTGATACCTACATCCTGGCGGTAGATGTATTTAGTTAACGGTACAGTAATACCACCGACGCCACCGGCATATTTAATTGCATCGCCGTGCATGAATCTAAGTTTCTTGCCTAATACATCAAGATAAAGCGTATTGCCATTTGAAATAATAAATTCAACCTGGGCATTGCCACTGTAATGACGCCGCAGGCTTTGATACATCAACCATTCGTAGCTTGTTGCATGGGCATTATCAGCCTGCATCTTTATGGTTGTCCTGCCATGGTTGCCGTAGCAGCATGGAACCAGAATCTTACTGAAGCCACCATTAGCAAGTAGGTAATCAATGCCGCGAACAATGGCCTTTTCGCATTCAATGATCTGCTGAGTAGGCGATAGCTCCTGCAACTGGATCTGTTCAGGATGAAGCCAATTATCAATTAGATCACCGCCCAGAAACACCACCATTTTGTCAATGCTGCTGGTTGATCGCAGCATTGTGATTACTTTAAGTGCATTTTTAAACAGTGCTACCGTGCGGCTGTGGAATGTATCTACATCATAGAAATTAAGATCATTCACCGTTTCAGGTTTTACTACGGCGCCGCAATGCCAATCAGTGCAAAGCAGTACCGGTATAGCTTCATTGCGATCAATGTTGCTGGTTCGCTCAATGGCAGCGGGTGCTTCAATGGCTTTGATGTCAAGCGCAACTGCAAGCCGTTCTTGAAGGCTCTCGACATGCGTTAGTAATCGTTCTCTTTCTGTTGATTGCGTTTTTATTTCACCGCGTAATTTACGGATTTCAACTTGAAGATTGATTATATCAGTTGTATTTTGATTCTTGCCGTTGGGGCACATGCCTGGCTTGCAAAACAATTGCCCACTTTCATCGCGCAGCAAATCAGCGAGCGGCAACTTTTCGCGGCACTTCCGAAAACGACGACAGGAGTAAAGCTCGCTGGATGCTTCCATGCCATTAGTTTAATTGTTCCAATGCCTTAACACGCCAGCGACAATGCAAGCATTGGTGCCGATATAGCTGAGCAGGATCAGCGTCCTAATCACTGCTACAGCGTCTGCTTCACGGTTGTGGCGCCCGGTCTTCTCGCCAATGGCTAGACACCAGAGACGCCACATCAAAGCCCCAGCAGTCCTTTCAGTTCCTCCACCGTCAACCCAGACTGCGCCAACTTTTCAGCAGGTGTCAGTTCAACGGGTGCCGGTGGTTCGGGGGCAGGCTCCGGGGTGTTGCCAGCAGCTAGCCATTCCAGGTAGGCGGCGTAGTCAACATTTGCAGGATCCGGGGGGATGAAGGCGTTGTCGGTAAGGCGAAGGATGCTGTCGCCGGTGGTGAGTTGGTACATGATCAAAGCTCCGAAGAAGCGTCAATGTAAGCGCTTGTATTATTGTCTGCCCTTAAAACGGCGCCACCCGCAGCCCAACCAGATCCTGAAATGTCAGCTGACCAGTGAGTAATAGAAGAGCGGTTTGTTGAAATAGTGGCTGTTCCTGTCCCTCCCCCTGCAACTAGTTGCGTATTGGAAACAGATAACGTCGGTGTCGTTCGCATAATTGCCGGATTGTTGGTAACTACTACGCCGCCTGTTGACGAACTTGCCAGTCCTGCCGCAAAACCTGTAAAGTTATTAGCTGTTGCAGAGGATCTCCAGTAATACCTCTGACACAACGCCAACTCCGCCCCATACGACCTGCGCTCAAACGGAGTCGCAACAGTGCCGGGTTCAAGTTGTACGTTACCGATTGTCCAAGTGCCAGAGGTTTGAGCGCCAACCGTTAAGACGATCTCGATGCCAGTGGTAGCCGCTGCTGGGACGCTGATGTTGGTGCTGTAGCGAGTGACGGTACTGGTAACGGTGAACGTACCAGTAGCGATCTGCGTCCGGGTTGGGCTGGCCAACGTGCCGAAGGTGTCAGCAGTAGTGGCGTAGTAAGCCGTCCAGGTGACGGATGTAAGAACGCTGTTTGCTAGGTCAACACTTAGCGTCGCGGTGGTGCTAGCAAGGTCGGCGCTGTTGAGTTGTTCAATGCGTTGACCAAAGCCAATAGCTGTGACGCTGGCCGCACCTGTGAAACGGTAATAGAACTGACCAGCCGTGGCACCCGCCACACGTTGACCGGTGACGTTTGCACCAGTGCAGTAGCCGTACCAGCGATCCACGCTGTAGGCCAGAGCAGCAGCTGCGGTGAAGGTTTGGGCGGCGCCAGCATTGCGCTGGTCAATAGCCAAAGCACCATTGACAATCCGGTTGCGAGTGCCCGCAATAGAGCCACCGTTGACGCTGGCCAGGATTGCAGCAGTGCCGGTGCTACTGGGTCCGGCTAGGTTTGAGACGTTAAGTGTGCTCATCGGATCACTCGTAAAGGATGTTGATCGACCCGGCGTCGAAGGTGTCGGTGCCGCCGACAGTGGTGATGCGAACGCGGTCTAGGGTGCCGGAGAGAGTTTTGGCGCCACTTGCTAGAAAGGAAAACGGTTGATCTGTACGCGCCAACTGACTGGTAAATGTCCAAATATTTCCACCCATGTGTGTAAGTACAGAGTTTCCATAAAAGATTACGCTTGCACTAGTGGAGCCAGCCAAGCGATAACCTGTTGAAAAGCTGGTTGCGTTTGAAATTGCAGTTGCGTCAAGGTTTTGAACGGCTCCTGCATACCCGGAACTATCTATAGACCCAGCACCAATGCGAATTTCATAAGGGCTTCCGGCATTATTGCTCACCCCGTTAAACATCACCGTCACCCGCTTTACCCAGCTCGGAATACCAGTGAAATCAATGCTGGTACCACTGGTGCTGGCAACTGCTGTACCGCTGACGATCTTGTCAGCGTACTCCAGGCTGCCTGCGGTGGCACCATTGCGGAGCACCTGGTACGCGCTGCCGTTACCCGTGGGCAAAGCGATGCTGTTGTTACCTGCCACGGCAGGGGCAGCTAGTTCGGAATACCCCGACGTGCTGCCATTAAGTCGAACTGGGCTCATGGTGTCACCTCCAGGGCGAGCTTGATGGTGTCGGTGTCAGACGCGGAGTCGATCACGTCTTGGATTAGGGCGTACTTATCCCGGATGACTTGGCGAGCTGCTTCAGCTTCAGCAGCATCAGCACCAGGGATCTGTTTGGCGATGATCTCGTCGAAGGGTGCAAACTCTGCTTCGCGTTGCTGACGTCGCATCTGATGGCCAATGGCTTTGGCCTTGTCCATGTTGATGGTGATCATGATCCTGCCACCTCGGCGTTGGTGAAGTCGGCTTCCCAGGCACCGAAGAAGGTGTGGTCAGCGGGGATGGAATCAAAGGGAACGATCAGGAAGGGCTTACCAGCAGGGACATCCTTCTGGGCAACCTGTTCGATTGGCAATTCGCCAGTTGGGATGACAAGGGCGATGCTGCCGTTGTCTTGGGGGTAGATGATTGCGTTTGTCATGATGGGTTAGCGGATAACGTGAAGCATTACAGTGTCTGAATCAACAAGCGAAGCCGAGTCGTTTCGTATTTGAAATCTAAACTGCGTTGTACTCATTACAGTTGATGTGCTTGGCCCTGTTAAATAGTTATTTGGGTTAGCAGATCCGCCTCCAGCCGTTCCAGTAACAGAATAATTCGCATCCGCCATCGCCGTCGTAAAGTTCACCGTATAATCTCCCGTCCCATTCTTCGTCACGCTGCTGACGTTATAGCTTGCACGGATCGTGCTAGGGCTTGCGGTGGTGCCGTTGAAGTTCACCCAGGCCTTGCACAGCTGCCCTTGCTCAGTGCTGCCAATCTTTGCGTAGGTGACGGCATTGTCGGCAAGGTCTGCCGTGGCGATGCAACCATCAGGTAAACCGCCTGTGCTGATGCCGGTAACTGTGCCAGAGCCGTTGATCGTAATTGCCATGATTTACACCACCACCCAATAGGAACCGGTCGGGATTGTGACCGTAATGCCTGAGTTTATTGTAACTGGACCTGCCGTTACGGCGTTCTTGCTGGTGGTCAAGGTGTAGTTGGTGGTTACGGTCTGGCCGTTTTCGTAGAACACGTCGTCAGAGCCACCACCAGTTGCACCACCGCCGATGGCACCCCATACGCTGTTTTTGTACCCTTCAAATTGAACGAGCGTGGTATTGTAGCGGATCATGCCCGCTACTGGGCTGCCGGGTCGCTGCCCGGTTGTGCCGTCTGGTAGCTCCAGAGCGGTGGTTGTGCCAAGGATCACGTCACCGGTGAACGTAGCGCCAGCCAGTGACGCCAGCCCAAGGTTGGTGCTGGCTAGCGTGCCAACCGTCACCCATGCACTGTTGGCTGAGTTGCGTAGCTTCAGCAACCCGGTGGTGGTATCTGCCCACCACTGATAGGCGTAGGTGGTAGCAGGGGCACTGGCGCTGCTGTTGTTGCTGACGATCGCCGCTAAGGCATCATTCAGATCAGATCTGACAGCAGCGCCAGTGCCATTGGCAATGACGTAGTCGTGGGTAGCCACAGGCTAGGCCGGTGATTGTGCTTCCATTCTACACCCCACGTCCATAGCCAACAGCCGTGTAGGTGAAGTTACGATCAATGGCCGTACCAGCGGTGTTGCG